GTCCCAATTCTTAATGCCGCACCAAGATAATCTGGTCGAACAGGGGACTTGTAAGAGTTAACATTTGATATTGTTGTGAATCTGTTATTAGCAGCCTGAGCCTGTAACGCTTGGTCTTGCCTTAAATAATTAACATCCGCAGTCATGTTATCGCGACCTGCTTTAGCCTCAATGTCAGCCAACAGTGCATCAACGGATAGCCCAGCTATACCTGCTTCTCCGGCGGCTACTCGTGCCGTAGCTTTAGCCCGTTCTGCGGCTCGATTATTTTCGAGCTTTTGCTCTGCTGTGTTCTGTGCTTCTTGTACACGGGTGGTGTTAATCTGAGCTTGGTTATATCGCTCTGCTTGCATATCGGCTTGATACTGCCGATCATTTAGTCGCCGCTGTTGTTTATAGGCTGCGTTCTGTGCCTGGACCTGCATTACGGTAGAACCAATACTGGCAATCGCCAGCATAGTTGTCATCTCGCACATAATTATCTCTTCATATAAAATTTGTGAAATGGCTCTCCATCAATTCCATGTGGAGTTGGCTCACAAATTGTAAAACCAAGCCATTTAAGCCAATGAATATGTTTTGTATTACCTGCCCAAACATAGTTCTCTAAATACGCGTAGTTATCTAACATCTTCTCTGTTATCCCTCGGCATTGAACTACGAACTCCCTTTTGAAATTCGTGAGTAAATCTGAGGCCAACATCCAAGGGGATCCATAGACACCTCGATGTCCACCACAGCCGTAAATAAGGATAATTTGATTGTTAATCCATGCAGAATAGCAGGAGTCAGAGAGGGCAAAAGCATATAGCAAGGCAACCTCAGGATCTAAACCAGTTCCGTGGTTTATTTCTTTGAGATCAGCCTCGCGTAAATGCTTTGCTAATAAAACACAGTCCTTCTTACTAGCCTGTTTAATTCTTGGCCTAGACTGCTTTACTACGTTTGACATACATTCCTTCCCAGTCGGCACTCAAAAGAGCCGATGGCAGTGGGGTATCGTTAGTTACTTGAATTGAAACCTCAGTGTTCTTGGCTAAGACCGGAAACTTAAACAATCCAGTTTCCAACGCAATGTCACCAATAGTTGAACTTGAGAGACCTACGGTCTTTCCTGAGAAGATATATTCGTAGCTCGATCTACCCGTAGGCGTCACGATAGCTTTAAAGTATCCGGTATCAGAAAAGTTTAACTGTAGGTTTCTAACTTGAAGTCGACCTGTAGTATCAGCTTTTTGAGCGTTACCAGAAGCAGTTCTAACCACAATAGGACTAAACTTATATGAGTGTGAATATTTACGTCCTAGGATTATATCATTGCCCGAGAAGTCACCTTCTATCCGACCTCCGGCTGCTACTTGCTCCACATCAACTAGAATACCTTCGTTAAGTGTTTGGTTCTTAGCCACTACCGCTTGCCACTCACCATCTGTTAAATCACATGGGAGATCAGCTAAAGCAATGTTGCTGTGCGTTCCATCAAAGGTAATGTCAGCACCACTAATAATGACCTTGCGATCTAGGTGAACCGTGTATGGCTCTTCATCCCAAATGTCATCGATAGCGACTGAGAGTTTTTCTAGATATACCCCATCAGATCTTTGGATAACCAAAAACATATCTGACAAGATAAAGTCTACGTTTAAGATTTCATCTCCAGCATCCAAGGTCCACTTAGACCAGGCACTTTGCAACTTCTCATTGTTTGACCAATAGAAGTTATATATGTACATCGAACTTGGATCATCCGGCGTTAACACTGCCAAGATATCGTTGTTTAATCCGGCGGCAATCTTAGTAACACCTGCGGGGATGTAGCTAGGAACATGTGAGGTAACATCAGCCGCATCATTTGTTCCGGCTACTTCGTCAATCGTAAAGTATTCTCTAAGTCCAGAATACTCACCTTTATCCACCGCAAAGTAAATGTTGTTACCGAAGCCCACTGGGGCTGCTGTAACGTTAGCCTCAAACTCAGTTGATTGTTTAACCGCAACGGTCTGAGGTGTCAGAATATCCTGCTGTGTATCTACAATAAACTGTGTTTGTGCAGAGAATAAGAGTAGCTGACGGTTGTATGGAATTGCATGTACAAGCGTTGACACTTTAGTGTGACTGGCCTGTACATCAATCGGTGCAGAGTCGAGTAACTCAGTGACAGTCTTACGGTAGAAGTTAAAGAACTCTCCGGCCTCAGACATGATCACACCTTCATCCGAGAGGAATCCTAAGCGGTTTCTGTAGAAAAAGATGTCGTTAATCTTACTGCCAACAAAGGATGGATCTGGGTTGAGATTAAGGTCACCTACGGTTCGATCATCCCATGTAGCCTCTTCAAATGTGAATGTTCCATCCGCATTACGAACAAGCTGATGAGGCATTTCACTAGCCTCAAAACCTAGAAATTCATCGGGAGCAATCGATTCAACCCAAGCTCCCGTTCCACTACCATCAAATTTTACCCAGAAATTATCAAAACCAAAGTTCTTATCTCCGATGATCTCAATCTTAAAACCATCTCTTCCCTGAGCGGGTAGATCACTAAATTTTTGAATTTGTCCTTTGAGGGCAGTCATTGCCCCATTGTTAAATCCGTCTTCTGCTCGTATTAAAAAATCACTACTTGAGTTAGATATGTAGATAGTTGATCCTGTTCGGATAACTGTATATCCAGATAAACTACTGAGACCTGAAGTTAACTGAGTGGCAATAAAGTCCGTGTTAATATTTGCGGTATGTGATGCGTTAGATCCATCTGGCGTAGTATAGGACGCAACCGTATTATTATTAATAATAATCTTATAGGTCTGACCATAGTTACCGACTTTTACGTTAACTAACGCTTCATAAGCCCTAGCAGCTGACTTATCAGAACGTTGTGTAACAGTCGTGTTTTTATTAACAATGAATGTATAGTCAGCCACCGTAACGGCTCGGAATGATGTAGACGGACTTGCTGAGTTTAAGTAAGTTGTGCCATCTGGAAACGACACAGTTTTTTCAGTTCCGGCTAAATCAAAAACTTTTAAATTACCATTGGTAATAATGACAACATATTGCTCGGTAGGATCTCGATTAATGGTATGTAAATAAGCATCACCTAAAGATCCTGACAAAATCTTTTTTAAATGTTTTGTTGGCGGTCGTTTCCTCAGCCCCTGAGAAGTTGTACTTAGCCCGTTAGTTTGCTCCTCGGCTTGAGAGGAAAGGCGTAGCGTAAACGGCTGCTGAGAAACTCCATTGACCAGATTAGGTATGGATGAAGAAACTAAAGGCATATGATCAGTACCGTTGGATTGCTCTCATGACAGAATAATTACCAGTGAGAATGTTGTAATCCCCAGTGATACCCTCGGCTTTCTTAAGGCCGATTAAAGCATCTTGCTCATCTTCACGAGAAAATTGGTATAAAGCGTCAGACCCTACAGTCCTCGCTTGGAAAACTCTAGCTGACCTAACAGTAATATAGTGTCGTGCAGATTCCGGTAGATCTGTGAATGGTAGTAAAAGGACCATATCGACCTTAACCGAATCTTCAAATTCGTAAGTATGATTTTTACGATCATACAATCTGGTTCCTCGTTGAGCTACATCGAGGTCTCGATCTTCGTCAACCGTATCAACTCTAATACAGTTTGTTGGTAATGTGATTTCGTTTGTGAAAGCCGCTGGAGTTAGCGTAAGAGATTTATCTGTATTGAAGTGCCACCCCTTTGATTGGACCGCACGATTGACTTCGGATAGGGTACTTTGGGCTGTAACTGCGTCAGCCACCGCTGCCCCCGCCGAGAGTGATGAGATAGGCGATTCACCTATCACCAATAACATGGTGTTCACAGCCTCCAATTCGGAGGTCGGTGTTGTTACAGTAGCCATTTAATATCCAAATAAAAAATAGGGATCCCTGATTTCTCAGAGACCCCTAGGGTTACATCAATTAAGGTGCAACGGCTCCAGTTGCCAATTCAATTGCACACTCAGGACGGAGAATTCCGTGACCCATAGCGTACTTAGCAACCATTAGCGTACCTTGACGGCGAATGTCGTACTCAGACTCCATTGCAAGATCAAGTAGCTTAACAGTACCAATTGCCTCTTTCTGAACAACAAGACCAACAGTCGTTTGTGCGTCGACAGCATATTGTGTGTCAGAGTCGCCAGCAAGAACGCCAGTTGTAATGTCAGTTGAAGGAATGTGATTGGTAGGAACGATTGTCAGACCAGCGATGCGGAAGACTTTACCGTCTGAATATGCACCAGAACCACCCCAGTCTTTGTTTAAGACATCAGTATTCTGAGTAAGCGCATAATACTGTGCAGGACGGACGAAAGCGTAGCGATCGTTTTCAGGTACATCTTTTTCATCAAAAGTCTGAGCAGCTTCAAACAATGCAGCAATAAGCGTAGCAGTTGTAGAAGCCATTGTTGCATCCGTAATACGAGAGCCTCCATTGCCGCCAGTAACGGTAGCAGAAGCCCGAGCAGCAAGGACAGCAGTGTTGAACAAGTGCTTATCAGCAGTGTTCGCAAGAGCTTCACCCAGCTTACGGCTGTAGTTAGCACGGACATCATAATGATTCTTAGCCTCGTCAATATTAGCAATGAATGTGTGAGCGATGAGTAGATCATCAATTGTGATTACTCGCTCTGCGTGGTTCATTGCAGTACCAACGATTTCAGAACCAGGTGTGTGGTACTCAGCCGAGAAGTTACCCGTTACTGGGAACTGTGCTGACTTACCAGAAGCGATGGTTCGCACCATGTGCTTATCCATCATTACGTTCTTTTCAGCAAATGCAGTGAGAACCTCACCAGCAAATACTTTTAGAAACAAACTATCTACGTCTCCGGCTCCATTAACTTGTCCGAGACGAGATACAGTAGCGTTAGCCATGTTTACATCCTTGTGAATGAGATAAAAAGATAATGCTTTCGATACTCACGCACACAGACACAACAGGATTATCCTCCGCAGAGGGTCAAGTAGTTGTGTGGTAGTTCAGTAAGCGTCACCACCGCGTAGAGACGCAGTGTGGTGGAAGGCCCCACAAGGGGGCCATCTTTAGAGGATGTTAGAGCGACTTAACTTCTGTTGAACCCTAGCTCTAAACGCCGGATCACTTTTGTACTCAGGGGTACTCATGTCCTTCGTTAACTGAGCGACAGACTCATAGGAATCACCTGCGCTTGGACCTGCGGTGTTCCCGCGAAGTAGACTTGGCTCATTAGGTCTAGCTGCGGAGAACTTCTGATATACACCCGCCACTGCTAACCTAGCTTGCTCAATATCGCCTGAGTCGACTGCACGGTTGTAAACTGAGATTTCATTCTCGCTGAGGTTGCTTGTGGCCCACTCAACCATTTCTGAAAACCCATCATTACCACCAGCAATAGACATTACATCGGACTCGTATTGGGCCGCGAGAGCCTGTTGACCATCAATGTATTGGTCCACGATGTTCCGAGTTATTCCTGCTTTTTCTAACTTCTCATAAGAGGCTTGAGATAATTCACCTTTCTCACTAAACTCAGATGAGAATTCCTGAAGGTCTAACCCACGCGAATCTAATTCCTGAGCAACATCATTGTCAGATGGCTGTTCAGCTTTAGACTCATTTTTAGTAGTTTCTTTAGGTTGACCTAATTTTGACTCTAGTTCGGAGTAGGCTTTCGCCAGATCTTCTGCACTATTGAATTTCTCTGGGAGCCACTCAGGACGGTCATTTACATTAAGCGAACCAGTATCCTGATCCACAGGAGCTTCAGACGCAGCCTCAGCCTTGGCAACCATTGCTTCAACATGTTTGGGATCTTCCGTTTCCTGATTTCCAGGAACAATTACTTTATCGACCATTTAGAACCATTCTACTGTTAGACCAAAACTAGTCTTGTATGTCCCAGGTTTGGTCCTGTTTTGATTTACCTTTGGCTCTTCTTTAGATTCAGCCTGAGGCTCCTCCTGTTTAGAGGTTACCTCAGGTGTCTCTTCAGCTTGAGCCGTAGGCTTCTTAGCCTTCGGCATTGCTCATACCTTCCATTGCTTGTTGAATCATCTCTGGGTCAATCGAGGAGGGATCAAGGGTGTTACCTTGTGCCATACTCTCTTTTGCCATGCCGCCCATAGCGTTAATGGCTGGCCCAGTACCTTTATCAACAACAGTATCCATCATAGCCTGTTGTTGCATTGCTTGCATTTCAGCTTGAATATCCTCTTGAGATTTAACTAGTCCCTTCATGTCAATGCCTAAGGCGGCCCCTGTGCGGAGCAGAGCATCGGACTTGTTGATTTCCGGAGGAAGCTGGGCAATGCCAGCAGCAGATTCAAAGAACATCTGGAGTTTATTAAGATCGTTACCTCGACCAAGTGCCTCCAATCCAGTAACAATGACTGGTTGAACAACACCATCCGGTAGAGTTGGCAATCTCTTTTGTCGCTCCATCTGGAACATCAACCGCTTTACTAGCGGTAGCTGAAATTCCTGACTAAGAATTGAGTAAATGCCCCCCAGAGCCGACTCTAATTCGTTAGCCATATACCGTATTTCTTCCGCAGTAACCCTCTCACCACTGCGTTGAACCGCAGAGTTTAAGAGAAATGCAAAAGAAAGACGCTCGTTAATCTGACTGACTGTCTCTAAAGAAACTCTGAAGTCATTATATTTTTGTAATTGGATAGTAGATACATCAGTAGCCATTCCCTCTACAAAAGCTCCATTGTCTGACTCAGCTAGTTCTGCCATATCGGTAACTCCATTCGGATTTACCAAAAACAGGACTTTAGATGCAGCAGCAGATCCTTCAACGATTGATTGAGTGAGTCCCTCAAGTGACTTAAGGTCACCGAGATACTCTTCTACATAGCCTCGACCATAGTCTTCACCATCAATCTTGGTGAATCTCACGGGGATCCACGGACTTTTATCGAGGGGATAGGAACCTTCAGTGCTAGGCAATCGTATGCCTTTGACTTCTTGGTATACCTTCCATTTGTTGTCATCACGATAAACGTGAGTAAACAAATCTACATTTTTATTTCTTGAGCTTGTGTCTTCGTTGGTCTTACCAACAATGAGTTCTTTTACATCATCCTCAAGTGTCTCAATGGAAACACTCTCTTTAGTAATAATTTCAAGAACATTGCCCATCGGGTCACGACGAACAACAAATCTGTCTAAACGGAATACCCGTACACCGCCTTCATTCGGCAGATATAACAGGACATTTCCCGTAACTAGAAGCTGTTTAAGAGCTTCAAAACCTCCGACCCGCAACGCAGACGCTTCGATCTCATTCATGATTGATCGCTCAATACGATTCAATCCTTCTTCTACCTTAGCTCTCATGCCCTGTTGCTGGGTCAATTCTTCTAGAGCAAAGTCGTCAATACTTAATCTGAAGAATGGAGCGTTCGGAGGAAGGAGCGCGATTAGGAGCTTAGAGGCTAAATTATTTACACCTCTAGCTCCAATTCCCTGCCACGGTGTCAATAGACGGCTATGGCTTGAATGAGTATCTCGCGTCAAAAGGGACGGGATGGTTATCTCCGCACAGTCTCTAGCCCTATCTAGAAAAGGCTGCCGCCTTGTCTCTAGCTGGGCATAGACAGCAGAGCATGTCATATTGTAATCCATCCCCTACTTTCCTTATGTTGTCGGAATGTTGAGTCCCGTACCTTCGGTAGTTGTTGAGCTTGCATCAGCTAAGTCAATGCGTAGCTTTTTGCGACCTCGACGACGACCCATTGGATCCTTTGGCCCATCCTCATCCACAAACTTCTTTAGCTCTGGAATAGGAGCCGCAGGTGCTGGTGGTGGGGGTGGTGCTGGCGGGGGTGGCGTAGGGGGTGTTTTAGGTTTGAATGGACCTCCACACATATTATTTATTCTCCAAAATGTTTTTATTTTGATTATTGAAAGTGCTTCTCAAAAAACGAATGACGGAGATTTGCCCCTGCTTAAACCTAATATCATCTACCGAGTCACTAAACTCTGGCATCAAATCTGGGAATCGAGTCTCTAGTTCATCCAGTAATTCTTTGGGAACAACTGGAAATTTACGAGAGGCACTAGTGGTTTTCACCATTTAGTTCTCCTATTAAGCAAGGTAATTATTTGATTGGACAAGCACCTGTGGCACATTCGTCCTGTTCAATCTCAATTAATGAGTTGGCTTCGTCTAAAGAAATAGGCTGTAAGTTAGCCACATATGCGTCATATGCTTCTTTAGTTACAACTTCTTGAGGTAGGTAAAGATACCCTAAGTCTTTAGCTGACTTAGTTGGATCAGCCCTAAACAAGAAGCTTACGCCAACATAGTTATCCCAATTGTCTAGCAACCAGTCGATTATCTCTGGTACTTCGTCAGCAGAATAACTAATTGTTGCCGACACGTTTTGCTGACACCATGACTTCATCAGCATCTTGTATCTCTCTAGCTGTACTATGGCTGACTCTAGGTTCACCTCAATTTCCATCCCGTCTTTTTCAACACGCTCAAATGGTACGTCTGACCATTGCACAGGAAAGGTGATCAACACCGCTTCGGGATCAGTAGGGTTATCGATTACTTTGTAGCCAGAAGATCGGCACAAGGGAACCAACGGATCGTGCTTAGAGAAGTTCACGTTATTGAAGATGTACTTACCTAATGGCTTGTGAACACCCTCACAGGTATCCATAATTTTACTTACTGTACCACTAGGCTTGATTGTTGTGACGTTCTTTGGTCGAGGTAAGCCAAGCTCATCAGCCATGCTATATGCACCAGCGGTAGCTGTACGTTTGAGATCCTCATAATCATAAGCTGAGAGATCAGGACGACGCACAACACCTGTAATGCCAACTCCACATAGCCGGAGGAATTCGTTATTCAGATGCCATGCTTCTTGTAATATGCCATCCCGTAGATCAACACAGGTTTGTCTGTAGTTTGCTCTAGCTGCAATCTCAACTGCACGTCTCAATGCAAATGAATTTCCTTTGAATTTACCTACATCTACTTCCGATAAATTACAGAAACTGCGGTTTCCTAATAAAATTTCAGCGCACGGATTTACGCCTTTGAACCACGGCGCACGTCGAGATGCGACTTCAGCATTGATAAAGCCTGGTTCAGATCCTCCAGACTCAACCATCAGATGAAAGATGTTTTCTAATTCTTCACGGCTTGGTTTTTGTTTAAACAACAATGAATTGTTTGACTGTGCTCGTTGTATGTTTTCTTCCCAATAATTTTTCTTAGCTACTGCAAACTCTTCCCACTCATCTTCGCCGTAGTTAAACAAAGCAATCTCAGCAGAACGACGCGAGGATAAGACTGTACCTAACCAGTTCACAATATCGAGTATGTCTATCCGCTGAAGTAAACTTCCGGCTCTCTTATTTAAGATTTCTGCAATAGCGGTATAGGCTTTTGCAATAGACTCGTCTCCAGATGAGATCCACCCATAACCCTTCAGTCGATCTCCGGCGGGTCTTATCTCTGAGAAATCAAGAACAAGTTCTTCAGCAGAATACGGATGCGCCAACAACTTACCGACTGACTTTGCCCACGCTTCCGCAGAGTCACCAACCTTTATAGTCCATACACCTTTGTGAAACTTTTCAGAGTTGTCTTGTTTACCACCCTTAGCAGTTCTTGTAGATCTAACTACGCGGATATTTTTTATTGGCTTACGAAACCCTGTAAGTGCTCCA